ACTGGAATAAAAATTCGACAGAAACAGAGAAAACCGCTTACAAGCTATACGAACAGCTTGAGGCGGTTTCTTCATTTCTGCTTAATGATACGAAAGTATATTTCATAAAGCTATTACAATCTGAACCCGTAAGCGTAGGAACGGACGATAATGGCATTTATGAATATGTAATTGAATTTGATATTTATTATGAAAGGAAGTAATTATTTATGGCAAATATAACATCAGGTGTTTTTCCTTGTTATGAAAATCAGTTTGCGATTGGTGCAAGCAAAGAATCTACAAACACAATAGCTGATATGGAAAGCTTTTCAGTATCGTTTGATGACGGCGTAGAAGAATGGAAACCATACGAAGCTGGAGGTTGGACAAACAGACTTAAAACAGCTAAATCTATAACAATTTCAGTATCAGGCAAGCGTAATATTGGCGACACAGGCAATGATTTTGTTGCAGGCAAGGCTTTTTTGAATGGTACAGACTGCAATGCTGTGCTTAAGTGGACTTTCCCTGACGGCACAGTTGTTGAACTTGATGTCGTTATCAATGTTACCGCTCTCGGAGCAGGCGACAGCACAGCAGTAGGCACACTTGAATTTGACCTTATGTCAAGAGGCAAGCCAACAGTAACACCGGCAGGTTAAGAAAGGAAGTTTTAATTATGGCAAAGATTATTGATATTACAGACAAGCTCAATTTTGAGCAGAAACCACAGATTAAAATCAAGGATACAGTTTTGACAGTGAATGATGAGGCAGTAGCACTTCTTGAAATCCTGCCAAAATTGAACGGCAATGTCACACCTGAAACTATAAGCGATATGTGCAATATTCTCTTTGATGAATCAGAAATGCAGAAGCTCAAGAAGTTAAAGCTTAATTTTGAGGACTTCACAACTCTTGTACAATCAGCGGTTGAGCTTGTCGCAGGCGGTGAAGAGTTGGGGGAAACAGCGACCCCTGCTACGACATAATAGAAGATTTTGATTTAATAGTTTCCTCGTTTTTGTCGGAGTATGGGGTTAGAATATATTCAGAGGACTTCAAACATATGAAATGGGGCGAATTTTGCTCGTTACTGCGTGGTTTAAGTGCGGATTCTCCGCTTGGCAGAATCGTGCAGATACGAGCGGAAAACGACCCAGAAAAGCAAAAGTACTTCACTGCACATCAAAAGAAAATCCGTTCAGATTGGCGAAACCGCAGAGCTAAGCAAGTTACCCAGCAGGATTCTTCTATTGCTCTCGAGCAATTCAAACAGATGTTTATATCTGCCGCTAAATAAAATATTTGACAAAACTCTTGAAAAATTTTGTGATTTATGGTAATATTTTGACAAATAATTACAAAATTCTCAGGAGGTTGTGTGAATTATGGGCTTAATGGATATTTTCAAACCACATAAAACATCTATAAAAACAGAAAATATATCCTTACAACGCTGTATATCAGGAATAAATAAATGGAATCTTGATAAAAAAGAAGATACCGTATTTCTTTCTGCAAGCAGTGTGTGTACATTATGCTGTATTTATAATAGACGAATTTATTCTATATTTGGCAACGATAAACGATTTCCTCGATTATTAGATATGCCAAGCTTTCTTTTGAATTCCAGATGCCCAGAATGTAATGGTTATTTAGGTTATACTGTTTATTTTTCTTATATAGAGAACAAAAAAGATTTAAGGAGAGATATTTCATATAGTAATAGACCATTCGTTGATGATAGTGATGAAGAAATGCTTCAATTTAGAAAAGAAGCTCAAGAAAAACGAATAGAATCAAAACTTGAAGAAAACGAATTTAAATGGCTGTCTGAAAATTTACCTGAGATATCACCTAAATCATTATCAGGATATAGGAGGATGAAGCATAGTAATAGTAAAAATTATCAAAATTTGATTAAAAAAGCTAAAGAAAAAGGATACGAAATAAAATCTTAATTTTTTTTTTAAAACCTCTTGACTTTATGCCACACATAAATTATAATAAAGGTGTGACAAAAAGAAAAGAGGTGAAATGAATGTCACCACGCACAGGCAGACCAAAAGTGGATAAGCCAAAAGATATTCGTTACAGTATTAGACTTGATGTTGAAACAGAGATGAAACTGCAAAAATACTGTAAAGAAAATAACATATCTAAAGGCGAAGCAATTCGTCGAGGTATATATCTGCTTTTTGAGCAAAAATAAATACACCCTGCTTATATCTTGGCGGACATACAGAGTGTATTTATAAACCGACAGATTACTCTATCTATAAATATTTTACTATAGATTTTGTTTTCTGTCAATCTAAACAGAAAGGAAATCTATTATGAAAAAACTAATGAAATTTGAAAACAGCGACATTCAGATGATTCAGATTAATGGCATATGGTACTTTGAACTTTACTCTATAGGAATGGCTTTAGGGCAATTTAGAATTGCAAAAGGTAAAAAATATCCTGCTAAAGATAGAATTGATAAAAATGCCAAAAATGCCGAAATTAAGCCAGTTGTACGCAATGCACAACCGTTCATCACAGAAGAACAGCTCTACGACCTTATGCTTGAAACCCGTACAGATAAGTGCAGAGTGTTCCGTAAGTGGCTAACAAATGAAGTGCTTCCAGCACTGAACCACGAAGGCACTTACACAATGAAGCACGAGCCAAAACCAGCCAAAGAGTATGAATACTTCGATAAGACTTATAACGGTGTGCCGGTGCTGACGGCTCTTGATGTCGAAAAGCTGACAGGTGTTAGTGCTACAATGGTTGACTACTACATGAAGCATAAAGCCGAGCACGGCAAGGATTACTATCAGCTTACTAATACTAATTTAATGAATTTTAAGTTAGAAAATCCGAGGATTGTGAAATTCATTAATTGTTTGAATATCATAACTCGTGAGGGCTTCATAAAGATTTGCAGAGCCTACGGCGTGCAGATTGAAACGCCTAAGTGCTTTGAGGTTAAAGAAGAGCCGAGAATATCTGCCGTTCATCGTATATATGATACTTTCTGCAAATATTACGATATAAAGAGGTACCAGCTAACAGAAGATACAGCGAAAATACTTAAATGCGGTGAAAACGGTATCACTAATGAAAGCTGTATTTTGCGTAAAACTGATAATGATGAATACAAAATCTTTACAGACCCGACTATGCCGTTACTCGAAAGGCAATTTACACTTACTGAAAATCTCGGTCGCATTATGGCAGGACAGCTAAGAGAAAACGCTAATCCTGACATAAACTATGACCAAGAGGCAAGACTTTTCGGTATCGTAGTAATGGCAATGTCATTATTCTTTGATAAATAACATTTAAAACTTAATATCTAAGCGTACATCTTTCGAGGTGTACGCTTTTATTATGCAATTTTTAGATGAAAGGAGGAATTATATTGAGTGATATAGTAGGTCAGATAGCTCTTGAGCTGAATCTTGATTCAGGTAAATTCAGAAAGTCATTAAAAAACTTAAACAAGACTGCTGATAATGCGGCTAAATCTATGAAAAGCTCTTTTAGTGGAGCTTTTAAGAAGATAGCAGGTGCAGCTGCAGCAGCTTTCAGTGCGGCGGCAGTAATAAAGTTCGGTAAAGATTGCGTTGAATCAGCGGCAAGTGTTAATGCTGCAAACTCTCAGCTTTCGCAAACTTTCGGTAATTTACAAGGCAATGCCGAAGCAGCTATGAAAAGAGTTGCAGATTCAAGCGGTATAGTTCAATCACGCTTACAAGGTGTGGGAACGAGCATTTATGCTTTTGCAAATTCTTTGTGGAGTGACTGCCTTAAGCCTATTTTCGATAAACTAATCGCTGTAATTACAAAGCTTTGGAATGAAATTATTTATCCACTATGGGAGAAACTTTTAAAACCTTTGTGTGATTGGATTGTTAAAGTTTTAGGCCCTGTTTTTAAAACAGTATTTAATGTAATAGGAGAGGTCTGCAAAGATTGCTTTAGTGTTATAGGCGGTGTTATAGGTGGAATATTAGACGCATTAGGTGGATTGATAGACTTTATATCGGGCGTATTTACAGGAGATTGGGAAAAGGCTTGGAAAGGTATTTCTGATTTCTTTAAGGGCATTTGGGATGGTATTTGGTCGATAATCAAATTCATAATTAATCTCATTATTGACGGAATAAATATGCTATGGTCTGGTATATATTACGCCGTTAAAGGCATTGTTGATTCGATAGGCGGCATTTCAGGTGCATTAGGTAGCCTCTTTGGTCAGGATTGGAGCTTTTCAATGCCAGCAGAACCACCCCTAATACCTAAGCTTGCCAAAGGTGGTTTGGCGACTGCTCCGACTTTAGCTATGGTCGGTGATAACCCCAACGCTTCAAGCGACCCAGAGGTTATTTCGCCATTATCTAAGTTGAAAGGTATGATAGCAGAAACTCAACAAACAACTGTTTGTGATGAAAGGGTTATTAGAATGTTGCAGAAAATATATGATTTGCTCAACAGTGAAGAAACGCAGTATGTAAACAATACATATCTTGATAGCGAGCTTATAGAAAGAAAAATTGTTAAGGTTCGTAAGAGAAAAAATAGGCGTTATGGAGGTGCTTTGAATGTTTAAAATAAACGGTATTGAAATGAGTTCTCCGACAGGTTGTACTTGGCAGCTATCTGACTTATCAAGCGATGAGAGTGGTCGCTCTACTCGTGACGGTTCGATGTCAAAGGACATTATCGCACAGAAACGCACATTAAACTTTACTTGGACCATGCTTTCGTGGGTAGAGGCTTCTAAGCTTGCAAATTTTTGCAAAAACAAGGGTGCAGTTGTAATGCTTACATATCCAGACATAATGTCGGGTGGATATATGACTGGGCGATTCTATACGGGTGATATGTCAGCAGATTACAGCTTTTGGACTGATGGAACACAAAGAGTTACGAATATATCGTGTAGTTTTATAGAAATGTGAGGTGTCATAGTTGCAAAATACATCATCAGAATATAAAGAGTTGGTTAAGCAGTCAGGCAGAACTTTCAAAGCAAAGGTTATATGTACTTTTCCAGATAACACACAAAAAATATTTACCGATAGCGACATAATGCAGAACGGCTTAAAAATCAATGACGCAACATCTAATGAGGGCAGTTTTGATGTAGGCTGTGCTATCATCAAAGAGCTTGTACTCGAACTTGACAACAGTAATAAGCAGCTTTCTGATATAGATTTTTCAAATGCAAAGTTTGATGTCAGGATAGGCTTAGTAATTGAGCAAAAATACGACGGTACAACAAAGACCGAATGGATAAAGAAAGGTATCTATTACACAGAGGAAATTACTGAAAATGAAAATTTCGTTTCGATTGTAGCTTATGACGCAATGTCTAAGTTTGATAAACCTTATAATTCAAGCTTGAGATTCCCACAAATGCTTTTGTCGATATTCAGCGACGCTTGTACAGCCTGCGGAGTACCTTATGCTTCGCTTGCCTTTCCAAATAGTAAATTTTATGTACAAAGTAAAGATTTCATAAATGAAAATACAACATATAGAGATATTATATCTTATGTTGCACAATTAGCTTGTTGCTTTGTGCGAATCGACGTAGACGGTATTGCACATATGAGGTGGTACGAAGATACCAACAGAGAAATTATTGAAAGACAGAAAATATCGGGTAGTATTAAGGTTACTTGTGCGTTGATTACCACAGCAGATGAGGATTCTAAGACTTACATAATCGGTCATAGCGGTTACGCAGTGAATATAGAAGATAATCCGCTTGCACAAGGTGCTGTTAATACATTATCTCAAGCCTTTAATAACAATATCATTGAAAAAACGATAACGCCTTTTGAAGGGGAAGTCTTCTCCGACCCGTCAATAGAGGCGGGAGATATTGTTACTATATATGATTACAGCGGAAATGCTTACAAGACATATATTACAAATGTTACTTTTAACATTGATAGCAAGATGCAGATAGCTTGTGACGCTGAAACATTCAACGAAAAGAATCGTGCTGGCGGAAGCCAATCGGCAACCATAATTGCTATGGCTAAAAAGCAAACAGAAATGCAAATATCCGAGTATGACATTAGGGTACAGCAGATGAATCAGCTTGCAACAAATGCTATGGGGTATTATGAAACCGTAGAACCTCAAGATGACGGCTCAATTATCTGTTATATGCACGATAAAGAGAATTTATCCGATAGCAAAACTATATGGAAAAAGACTGTTGACGGTATTTTTATATCATCTGACGGCGGTAAAACATATATAGCAGGAGTTGATAAAAACGGAAATGCTGTTTTAAAAATCCTTGCAACAGAGGGTATAGTTGCCGATTGGATAAATGCAGGAACTTTAAACGCCGATTTAATAAAAACGGGCACTATAACAAGTGCAGATGGAACAGTGTCAATAGATATAAAAAACGGAGTTATTCAAACTATCGGCAAAACTTCAAACATTACTACAAAACTCACATTAAGCTCTGGACTTATAATTATAAGTAAAGTCGAAGGGAATACAACAATGGAACTTGGTAAAATTGGTTGCGTTGGTAACGCTGAATCTTTTGTGTTAGTTAACCAAGCAACGTTTGATAATAGTGTTTCTATAGGTGGCATAAAAATTCAAAAGAAATCAGAAAGCGATAAAGATTCTATATATGCACCAGCATATACTTCGCATACATTCAGACTTAGTAACGATTCAAAGTCGAATGTTGGTGCATTTTATATTTCTTCTTCCGGAAACTCGGTGCTTGAAACTAATACATTGAAACTTGACGGGCATACGATTGTTTTTAACACAAGAGAATTATCAGACGGAACCACAATAAAATATCTAAGTTGGGTGGAGTGATATAAATGGAATATGAAGTCAATCTCAATGCTTATGAGATGAATCAAGTCAATCTCTACGCTGTGCAAGGTGAAGCCGACAGCAGAAAGATTATTTGTCATATTATCGAAAAATCAGGTGTGGTTATTCCGACCAGCAATGCTAGTGTTGTAAACAAGATGCTTGATTTAACAGACTTTATGATTAAGCTATATGAGATACGCTCTGATTGTGCAGTAAGTGTCGAAGGGACAATTGAGGACGCTGAAAATGGCGTAGTATCATTTGAATTATCGGATGATTTTACTGAGCAATCGGGTGTTTTTGATTGTGCGGTTGTTTTAACGAAAACTAATGAGGATTTGCGAATCGTTGGCATATCATTACAAGTCGCTAAACTAAATATCGAAGGTAATACAAATCTAATTATACAGCGTGGTACAACAAAGATTATTAATATTGCTATCTATAACGATGACGATACAATTTATGCTCTTGAAAGTGGAGATAAACTTATCTTTGGCGTTAAAAAGTCGCTATCTGCTATTGACTACACTATTAAAAAAGAATCAACCTCAGATAGTAAAGATGGTGATGGCTATAATATAACGCTTGAGCCTGCTGACACACAAAATTTACTTGGTAACTATTTATATGAAGTTGCTTTGCAAACTGCAAGCGGAGAATATTATATTGTTATTGATTGCAGTAATTTTGTTATTACTAACACATTGACGCAAAAGGAGTGATGCATGATGAAAGGTGCTATTAAGTCTAAAGTAGGTCTGAAAGCCAAGCTTGGCAAGCCCACAGGTGGCAAGTCAGACCATTATATAGCTAAGCCGCTACATTTTGCAGTAAAGACACACACATTTAGTATACCAATAGAGTATTATAATCTACCAGATACCGTTAATGGAGAAACGACAGAAACAATAAACGGAACTAAGTCATTTGATAATCCGTCAGCATTAACAGGCAAAGTTATAAACGGCATAATGCTCTATAGCCTGCCCGATGGAACTTGTGATGTTATTGAAATCGCAGATGGTGTAGTATCAGTTGAGAAAA